AAGGAAACTTTGGCCCGTAGAGGTCTTGCATCTGATAAGCGGGCCTCGCCAAGCACTAGCAATAGTGCACCTGAGACAGCCACTTTGTCACCCTCCCAGAAAAGGAGGCTTAAGAAGAAACTGAAGACGGAGCAGAAGTCGGAAGTAGCTCCTGAGAGTTCCGGGAGCAGGCCAAAGGTCAACTACCTAGGCTTGCCCCCGGGTCCCTCGGGGTCTACCAAGACCAATGAGACGTCTTCTACTAGTTCAGGGGCGGGAAACGGGAAGGGGGGAAGCCGACCCCCGATGAAAACGGCACGAACGGAAACTGGACACGAGGCAGCTCTACGGTTTCTCGCAGAAACACTCAGCAGAAGGGGTTTGAGCCTATTACCGACAAGGTCGCAAGGTTCGGACTCGACTTCCTCACGGAAGTCGCCCCGAAGTTCAGAACAGCCCCGAAAGGAGCCGACGCTGAACGAAGGTCTTTCCAGCTCCAGGCGAGCAGCTTTAAACCTGTAAGCCATGATCTGAGTGTTGATGTGATAGACCGTATTGCTGAATTGTACCCAAAGACTTGGTGCCCTAAGCTGAGTACCGACTTCGACCATCTCCTCGATATGGCTATTTTGGAAACCCAAAGTAAGCCTAATCCTGGCAGTCCATTTGAGTCAGATTATGCAAGCAACCGCGAGTTGCTGCTAAATGACAGAGAGTGGGTTGTGGAAGAAGTCAAGAAGCTATGGGAGATATTGTCCACAGAAGACTTGAGTGGTTTGAGTGGAGCTGAGCTTTTCGAGCGAACTAAGGTTGTATACCGGGTGTTTGTGAAAGGTGAACTCCATTCTGCCAAGAAGGCGGAAACGGGGAGAGCAAGGTTAATCTTTGCTAGCCCCCTCGTCTTTACCTTGTTGGAGCGGATAATATTTGGCCCACAGAACGCTAGAGAGATTGAAGCGTACTGGTCCTGCCCCTCGAAACCAGGTCTGCCGTTCACGGATCACGCTGTACCCGCCTTCATAAAGTGGGTCGATGCTATGGTTGCGAACAAAGATGACGAGCTCTACTCCACCGACCAGGAGGGGTGGGATTGGCATGTTCAAGACTGGCTCATTGACTACGATGTGGAGGTGAGAAAGAAATTGCTCAAGGGTAAAGCCGACGAGGTCGCTTTGTGGTATAAGGTTGCTTGCAACATGAACTGCATTGTAAAGCTCAAGACGGTGGC